AAACAACAATCCATTCTCACAAAGTGCTACTTCTGTAACGGTTTCTAAAAATATTATACCAACTACATTAACATTGGATTTGGGTAGTGCGGAAAAACCATTTAAAGATTTATATTTATCATCGGCATCATTGTACATCGATGGTACTCAAGTTTTATCATCGACTGCAGCTGAATTAATATTTTCAACCGATACAGGACAATCTATTAAATTTAATGAATTAGGTACAGACAATATTATATTACAGACGGTTGACGGAGACATTGAATTAAAATCTTCAGGTGGTGGTGATGTATTATTAGACCCTACTAATGGTTTGGTTGCAGTAAGAGGTACACTTCAAATTCAAGACGGACATAGAATAACTTCATCAGGAGCTACTTCAATTCTTTTTGGAAATGATGTAATTGTATCCGGTTCAATTACCACAACAGGTAATATAAATGGTGTAAATTTATCAACATTTAGTTCTTCAATCAACACAACTATTAAGAATAAGTTGGATGCGGATGGTGTTATTAGTGGTTCATCTCAAATAACATTGAGTGGAACTACTGGATTTTCAGCATATTCAACATCAGTAGATAGTAGAATTACAACCGAAAAAGGTAGAGTAGATGCAATTTTATCAGCATCAGCTGCAGATAAAGATTCATTTGCAGAAATAGTTGAATTAATTAATTCGGTTGATACAACAAACGACCAATCATTTGCATCATTCTATACTGCAAGTGTTGGTAGATTAAATAATTTAGAATTAACTTCTGCAAGTGTAAACATTTCAGTAAGTAATCTAAATACATATACTGGTTCTAATGATACAACCAATACAACACAAAACACAAGATTAACTGCATTAGAAGCATCTGCATCTACTGCATTATCTACAAATAATACACAAGCTACTTCAATAAGTAATTTAAACTCAGCAACCGCAAGTTTATTAATTGAAACGGCAAATTTAGAATCATTCAGTTCATCTGCATTAACAAGATTATCGGCATTAGAAGTTGAAACATCTAATTTAGAATCATTCACATCTTCAATCAACACAACTATTAAGAGTAAGTTGGATGCAGATGGTGTAATTAGTGGTTCAGCACAATTAACTACAACATTTGATGCTAGATACTTAAATACGGGTGGTGATTCAGTAGTTTCTGGTTCATCTCAAATCGCATTTAGTGGTGTAACCGGTACCGTTTCAAACGCACAATTGGCAAATAGTGCAATTACAATTGCAGGTACATCTACATCATTAGGTGGAACTATTTCAGCAGCAACAATTGGTAACGCAATTGGAGCATTTAGTGGTTCAGCACAAGTAGCACACGATTCAACAACTGGATATTCTGCAAACAGACACATCGACCATACCGCAGTATCAATTTCAGCAGGTAGTGGTTTAAGTGGTGGTGGTGACATAAGTGCAACTAGAACACTTTCTATCGCATCTGGTGGTGTTACAAATGATATGTTAGCTGGTTCAATTGCAAACGCTAAATTAACCAACTCTACCATTTCTGGTATCGCTTTAGGTTCTAACTTAGCAACTTTAACAATTGGTACAGGATTAAGTGGAACATCTTACAATGGTTCGACTGGCGTAACAATTGCAAATACCGGTGTAACTTCGAATGTTGCAGGAACGGGTATTTCAGTAAATAGTGGAACTGGTGCAGTAACAATCACAAATACCGGTGTAACTTCAAATGTTGCAGGAACGGGTGTAACTGTAAGTGGAGGAACCGGAGCAGTAACTATCTCAATCGGACAAGCAGTAGCAACTACATCAAACGTAAGATTTGGTTCAATCGGAGTTGGTATGGATGCAAGTGGAACATCTGGTAGAATTGATGCAGCAAATGATGTTGTAGCATTCTCATCTTCGGATATAAGATTTAAAGAAAATATCAAACCAATTGAAAACGCATTGGATAAGATTTCTAAGATTAGTGGTAACACTTACGATTGGAAAGAAGAAAACAAAATTGAGCACGGATACGAAGGAAATGATGTGGGTGTAATCGCACAAGAAATTGAAGCAGTATTACCTCAATTAGTTCAAACAAGAGAAAGTGGATATAAAGCGGTTAAATACGATAAATTAGTAGCATTATTAATTGAAGGTATTAAAGAACAACAAATCCAAATCGATAATTTAACTATACAAGTAGAAGAATTAAAGAAACAAAAAGGTTTATAATTAATGTATGATGTATACTACACCACCGCTGGAGGACCCTGGTTCAACAGTGGTGCTGATATATGGGTAACTAATTGGATAAAAGAAGTGGCACCTAACTTAGAAGTTAAGCCACTTCTTATTTTCCATAGAAAGAAACCAGATAATTACGAAGAATTTCCGATTGATATTGACCACATTTGGACAACATCAGAAGATGAAATAATAAGTCATTTAAACGATGCAAGAAAGATACACATATTGCATGGACATTATACTCCTACAAGAGCAATTCATCAAAATTTAGAAAAAATTGACTCTATTGTATTTCACAATCTAACAAAGATTTCATTAATTGCACAACAACAAAAAGATGAATATCTTCATTGGTATGGTAACTGGGAATATGAAAATGAATTAATAAACAAAATCAAAAATAAAGTTTGGGTAGGATTATATCATTTTCCATATGAAACGGAAAATTTATATCATATCCCAAATTGTTATGAATTTAAACAAAATAAAGAACTTTCAAACTCAGTAGAATTAGGATATGCAGCAAGAGTTGAAGGTAGAAAGAATGTTGAATATATGGATGGGCTGGGTGGATTCATTTCTACAAATTCAGAAACATTTAACAAATATTATAAGAAAAAATATGGATACAAATTTGAAAAAGCAAAAGTTTACAAGTTTGATTACAAATATAAGGAAAGGTTCTACGAACTTGATTGGGGAATATCTCATTCTTGCTTTGAATTTGAACCATTCGGATACGGAATTTTTGAAGCAGTGGATTGGGGTAAACTTCCAATACTACATGAAAAATGGCACGTACCACTTGATTATAAATACAAAGCGAATGATGCGATATCGTTTAGAGAGACCTACGAAAAAATATGTGAAGATGATTATGAAACCCGTAAAGCAGAGTTTGAAAAACTTAAAAAATGGATGAGTGAAAACTTTTCAAACAAAGATGTATGGAAAGATAAACTTTTAGATATTTATAACCGAGAATAACACTTTACACAATGGCAAGAACAAATTTATCGTTAGGTAATTTATATAGAGCAACAGTTGGTTCGGATAGAACTACACAAGCTTCATCTTTAAATGCAAGAAACGCATCAGCAGGAACAGCAGCATCAATGTTAGAATTTGCCGTTGATTCTATAACAATAAACCAACCAACTTTTACATATATAGTAGAAAGTACATCGGAAACAGCTACCTTCTCATTTGGTTCAGCGGGTTCTTTACATGGAACAAGAGTTGGTAGTGTAGCAGCAAACTACTCTGTAACTTTTGATAATGCAAACTTTTCGGTAGGAACTCCAACATTAGGAGCATCTCCATCGTTTCCAATAACACCTGCAGCAATTAACGCATCTAATTATTCTGAAGCAGAATCCATATTATCAATGAGATATGCGGACGGGTATAATTTAGCAGCAACTAACTATAATTCTACAACAACAAAAAAATTATACGCAGTAGATGTTTATAATACAATTAACCAACCTGACTTTTGTCTATTGTTTGGTACACAAATAGAATTAGCAAATGGTACAATGGTAAATGTTGAAGATTTGAATGTTGGAGATGAAATTAAATCTTGGGTACCTGCAGGATTACCTGATGAAACACAAGACCCTGAGAGTGACCAAGTTGAATGGAGATTTTATCATTCAGAAATTTTATCAGGTTCTGCACAAAATGTAACAGTTAGTGATTTAACTTTCAATTTTGCAGAAGGATATTTCTCACTTAATAATGGTTTAATTAAAGCAACGGAAACGCATCCATTATACGTTTGGGATAATGAAGTTAGTAAATATAAGTTTAAGAATGTAGGCGACATATTACCTGGAGACAGATTGATAATGCAAGATGAAACCGAAGTTGAAGTTTTTAATATAGAAATAGTAAGAGAAGATGTTGAAATTGTAACCGTAAATGTGGAAAATGCCGATGTGTATATTTCAAATGGTTTAATTTCACACAACAAAGGAACAACTACACAACCTTCTATACCTGCAAGTGGTTTAAGGATGTATTTAGACCCATCTAAAGCAGCATCAACAGGAGGAACTACAACCGCAGACTGGTTGGATTTAACTGGATACAATACAGGTCTTAGACCTGCGGGTGTTTCAAACGCAGCAGGAATAAGTGGTGGAAACCCTACATATAATGATGGTTCTGGTAGAATTAATAAGTCTTGGTCATTAGCTACTAATACTTTTTGGTATAAGGATGGTACAACAAACATTAATGGTGGATATACGCAATTTAATACATCGGCATATTCAGTAATAGCTTGGGTTAGATTCACATCACATCCTGGAAATAGCTACTTGAATTTCTTTAATAAACAAACGGGTACTTCAAGTGCAGATAGATTAATATCTTTATATTTAAATTCAAACGGTAGTGGTACATATTTTATTCACGATGGAACAAGTATTCAGTATAATAGTAGTACATTCTCATTATCTACAAATGTTTGGTATATGGTTTCTTATACCGCAGCATTGAATGGTACAAACGTTGGATATTTGGATAAAACATCACAAGGAACGAAGTCAAATGGTTCATTAGATTATACAACATCTGGATTAATTACAGTTGGTGGTAATTTTAGAGAAAATAATTATTATTTCAATGGACAATTAGGACCAGTATTATTTTACAATAGACAATTGAATTCGACAGAAATCGGACAAGTATATGATTATTTCTCACCAACCTACAAATAAAAAATTGTTGTTTTGGATTGAAATACTATATTTATAAGGAGAATTAATAAATTTAAATTAAAGCATATAAAATGGCAGAAAAAATGGTATCACCAGGTGTTTTCACAAAAGAAAACGACCTTTCATTCTTACAACAAGGTGTAGCAGAAATAGGTGCAGCATTCATAGGCCCTTTCTTAGAAGGACCAGTA